AGTAGCAGATTTACGTTTTAAGATGCTGGCTAAGTACCTTCCAGACCTTAAGAGCGTAGAGCTACAAACAGAAAACGAGCTTGTGGTATCTGTGCAGCGCAAGAACTACGCAGGAATCAAAGAGGAAAAAGTCATAAATGACTGACAAAGTGAGGCCAATACGTCCAACGCTAGGCGACACAGTGAAGAATCACACGACACCGGAAAGTAGCCTGATTGTGCTGGTAATTGACGACGACGGCCTTGCTATTATTTCAGAGCTAACGGACGCGGAAATCATGGCCTATCTGGAAATAGCTAAGATGGTGACAGCGCGCAGCATAATAGACTATTAACATGCTGTGGATAAACCTGTGGATATAGTGTGCATTAACTTGTGGATATGCTGTGGAAAAACTGTGGATGAGCTGTGGATAAGTCACCCCCCCCCTCCCCGAAGGTGGCGACTATTTTAGTATATATATCTCTCACAAAAAAAAATTGAGGTCTTATGATTAAGTTAACTACTGATGAATTGGTTGAAGATTGTGACCATGAGTTGATTGAAGAGTTTGCTGTTTCTTTGATTGATAAAGACAAAGATGGAATGAATGAGGTTCTGTACAGACTAGAAGAAAGAATGTCTGGAGAATGCATTTGTTTAGAAGAGGAGTGTATCTGTGGCGCGTGGTAAATCAATGATAGACAAGCTAGACAAGTCTGTAAGGGATAGGCATTTTCCTGATGGTGGTAAAGGTAGCCATGCAAGAAAATCAACGACAGCGACACGAGAAGCGTTTAAAGACAACTATGACAAAATAGATTGGACGTACACTGGAAAGAGCTATATCAAATGCAAATAGAATATAACTTAATGCCTCAAGGACAAGTCTTACAGGATTTCAACGACTGTAGGGCAAGAAACTCTTTTATCATGGGGCCATTAGGGTCTGGGAAAACAGTGCAGTGCATCCTTAAATTGTTTGATCTTATGTGCGAACAAGAGCCTGTAAAAGATCGGCAAAACAAGAATTACAACAAACGACTCTCTCGCATTATTGCTGCTCGTAACACTTACTCAGAACTCTTTTCTACAACGATCAAGGACTGGCTAGAGATACATGGAGAGCTAGGAGACTTCAAGCAAGGAAACAAAGAGCCACCAACACATTTCATCCGGTTTAAATTAGAAGACGGGACGTATGTTCATTGTGACGTTGTATTCATCGCTTTTGACCGTCCTGAGCACGTTAAGAAGGCTAGGGGTATCCAGACTACATGGGTGTGGCTAAACGAGACCAAAGAGCATTCTAAGGCCGTTTTAGACATGCTTGATTTGCGTCATGGTAGATACCCTTCTCCAAAGGAAGGATCGAGACCTACGCATCACGGAATGATAGGCGATTCAAACGCTCCAGACGAAGACCATTGGTATTTCAAACTGGCTGAAATAGAACGTCCTGATGACTGGGCTTTTTATCGTCAAGCGGGCGGGGTGATTAAAGATGGTGAAGGCTGGATCATTAATAAGAACGCAGAGAACTTGGCTAACTTGCCTGAAGGGTATTACCGCAGAGGTTTGGCTGGTAAGACTCACGACTGGATTAAAGTAAACCTTGCAAACGAATACGGCTTTGTTTCTAACGGCAAGCCTGTACATCCTATGTATACTGATTCAGTACACTGTAGCCACATGGAGTTTGTGCCTAACAAGGAAATTGACATTGTTCTTGGGTTTGACTTTGGACGAACGCCTGCTTGTGCCTTTTTGCAGCGTACAGCTATCGGGCGCTGGGTATGCTTTGATGAGCTAGTGCAGACTGACTCTGGAGCCGTTGACTTTGCTCCTACGTTAAAGCGCTATATTGAAGCAAATTACCCTAACCACAAGTTTAGAGGATGGGGCGATCCATCTGGAGAAAACAAAAACCAAGCCAACAGCGACACTCCATTTCAGATCCTTAGAGCCGCCGGTATTCCCTGCTTTCCAACCAACTCTAACAGCCCACTAAAACGTAGGGCAGCGCTAGAAATCCCTATGAAAGAAATGTGCATGGACGGCAAGCCAAGATTCCTAGTGTTACCCAAGGCATCTATGATTCGCAAAGGTCTTCAGGGCGGCTTCTGCTACAAAAGAGTTCAAGTCAATGGTGAGCGATACTCAGATGAGCCGGATAAGAACGAATACTCGCACCCCGTAGAAGCTCTTGAATACGCTCTACAAGGCGAAGGAGAAGGAAGGCAGGCGCTGTCTCGGTCTGATGCATTTAGCAAGCCACACACAGCAAAGGTTAACGTAAATGTCTTCTAAAGTTTATGTGGTGTTTGAGGGTGATGAGGGCCATTGGTGGTCACGATTTCTCCACCCTGTTATAAAACATTGTTATGTTATAAAGCCCTGTGACTTTGGGTTCGTTGTTAACGGAAAAACAACCGAGGGAATTGAGTTATTTACCGTATTAGATGAAAAGAGTATAATCGGGAAAAATTACCTAATAGTTGGATATAAGACTGAAAAGCTAAAGAAGAGTTTATTTGTGCTAAATACTTGTGTTGGTCACACAAAACAAATATTAAACATTAGCAATCCATTTATATTAACTCCCTATCAATTATACAAATACATGAGGCATCAAAATGAAAGCGCCAAAAGTTCCTAAGCCCACAGCACAACAACTAGCCGCAGAGCGTCGAACAGGCATTATGCTGGATGAAGAAACAGCTCAAGTTGAAAAGCGCCTAAAAGCGGTGACAAGAGGAAAGTTAGGTGCTGCCTCGTTATTGGCAAAAGGCGGTAGTGCGTCGCCTGCCGCAAGTAATCCAAGTATGTTTACTGCACCCGTATCAAAGGGCAAAAAATAATGCCTATCCCTAAAGAGCTTGGGTCGCTTAACGATCTTAAGAAACGCGAAGCAAAAGCATTCGAAATTACATCTCAATGGACTAGCCATTTAACTGATGCCTATGAATATTTTTTGCCAAACAGAAACCTATTTGATGGCGCTCAAAATGGCCAGAAAAAAATGGATAAGATTTTTGACTCGACTGCTCTTGAGGCTATTCAGCAGGGCGCAAGTAAGCTGCAAGAAAACATTGCTCCTATCTGGGCTAGGTGGGCAACACTAGAGCCGTCAGAACAGGTTATTAAAGCCTT